AAGCAGAAACACAAGGAAATTATTAATATGCAGGACAATACCAGAAATATTCTGAAGTCTAAGCCACTCCCTCTCTGTAAAGGATCTGGATTCAGGATTCGCCTTAATAATATAACTAATTACTCCATCATCACTCATAGTAATGTCGGTGAAGTTTAGTATTGTACCCCTAAACGGTTTAGATAGCAACTCAAACCCAACATCGGCAAAGTCTTTGGCATCCAAAACATCGACTATTTTATAATCGGTGTTCTTTAAGTCTTTGTTGTAGTTGTAATCATCAATCTTCTTCTGAAACCATTGTATTAGCTGACCCATAACGGTACTCCTTCTTTGCTGCTTCATCAATCTTATCAAGCAGTTCTTTGTTGAAAAACTTCTCCGGTGTCTTGTAGACGGCATTTTCGAATGCCGTTACGTTGCCGGGGAACTCGTACTTGTTGGCGATCTTCTTCACCAAACCATGCTTCTCTGCCAGTTCAAGCAAACCATAATACCTGTTTAGACCATGCTGATAGTCCAACAGGGTTTCAATTTCCTTGTTCTCAATAGTCAGTCTGGACTTATTGATCTTGGCTGTTATAATGGCACCAGTGACTTCCTTGGTGGAAGTATCACGCTTTTTGCTCTTGCTCAAATAGATGATCGAAGAAGCTGCATACTTCAAGCCTGCTCCACCACCCATATCCTTTGTAGGGACGTATGAGCCTATTACAGCGTAGGTGTGGTTGGTGACCAGCAAGGCTACCTTGGCTCTGCCAAGCTTCAGGGTAAGCACCCTGAACGTCCCACGGACCAACTGTGCGCGAGTCATGTCGCGGGTGTCTTTGCCTTCGGCAATGTCGGTCACTTCCTTTTCGGTAGACAGACCACCCAAGGAATCCAGAACCATAAACATTGGCTTACGATCCTTTTCATTCTCTTCCAGATAGGCATTGACGATCTTCAACACCTGTGTACGGAACTCCTGAATGGTTACCACCGGCATCAGGAAGAATCGCTTGGTATCGATGCCACGCTGTTCCAGCAAGTCCGTAGTAATAGCCGATTCAGATTCAAAATAAAATACTGCGCCTTCGGCATTGTCTTCAAGGAACTTCTTTACAACGTTAAGGCTGTAGAAGGTCTTGCCGGTAGATTCGTCACCAGCCAGTGCGGTGATCTTGTTGGCAGGAAGACCACCGTAGATGCTACCAGAAATGGCAGCATTCAGTGAATACGAGCCAGTATCGATAAAGCTTTCAATATCGGCTTCATTTCCATCAGATACCTTGGAAGCATGATCGCTACCTGCTGACTTCAAAATACTATCGAAAAATTTAGACATATTAACCTCTTATGTACAAAAACGTTCTACTGAATTCTCTTCTTCCAATGTCCAACCAATGGCATCCAGTACCACCGTCAGCGGTTCAATAAAGGTCTTATCGAACTGCTTGTCGTAATCTATGTATTGATGTAATCCTAGTTCTTCTGGCAGACTGGCAGGGAACGAAATAACCAAGCTCTGTACCGGGTTCTTTTTCTTCAGGTACATGTACTTGATCTTGTTTCCGTTCTTGATACTCTCAAACTTCTTTGTGAGTTTCTTTTCCTTCAGTAATTGATTATAGACCAATGCACCCTTCACATGGAATGGTGTGGTGATTCCCTTTACATCCTGTTTGTCAATGTATTCATCCAATCCATTACATCCTCTAGGTGAGGATATCTGCTCAAGTGGCATTGCCATGAACGCTTCCCTGAAATCATCTACGAAGTCGATCAATTCAATCGGGTCATCCTTCACAATAATCTCAAATGCCCTCTTCATCATTCCACGGACTACATTTGGGGTAGAAGACTTGACTGCTTCCAGACCCTTGATCTTGAGTTTAGGTTCCTTATACTGAACACCTTCGTTGTTATAGACGTTCAGGATATAACGTTTCTTGGCAGTCCATATTGCTCTGTCGAAAATAGCCTCACGCTTCATGCTCATTTTATTAGCATAGGCATTCATGTAATCGGCTAGTTCCTTAAACGACTTGTTTATGTACGGCTGAATTTGGGTATTGCAGAATTGATCCATTGCCAGACTGATCTTGGTTTTATCTACCTTGGATTCGTCCATGGTCTTTTCTACAATCGCACCCAATCGCAGATAAATTGAATCTGTATCAGATGCGATTATGTAATCCTGATCGGTGTCTAGCAGTTTGTTTAAGAAGCTATTCATCTTGTTGCCAATCCACCTGACCGATAGCTGACCAGATGTTGTAACAGCTTCCGCAATACGGATATCGAAGAATCTGAAGTATTCGTTACCGATAGCACCATAGGCAGAATTCAAAGTAACCTTCTTGGCATTCTGGAAATTATTATACTTGGAAATCAGCTTATCCAATTCAAACTTCTTTTCCTGATCGGTTTCCTGCTCTCTCTGCTTCTGATACTCGATCATCTGGTTCTTGTACTTCTTGCGGTCTTCATACATCGTGTTCATTAGTTCAGGTAGGAACCCAAGCTTATCACGCTTGAAGAATGCTCCGTTTGGAGTCATGCACAGATTGTACTTCTTAAGAATCGATGTGTCTAGTTCTCCGCTTAGAATTCCATCCACATTAATCAGATCCAGATTATCATTATACCAATCGTCTATTTCCTTTGGAACCTTGATAAGATGAACCAAAGTCTCTGGTGACAGATTGTATTGCATGATCAGATGTGGGTACAGTCCATCCAAGTCGAACGAAACGCCCCACTTGTGCAGTCCTAGGATTGGATCTTTAACATAGCCACCGCTGTATTCCTTGGACTTAAGATGGGTTTCCTTTGGCGGGATGATGATGTTCTTCTTGCGAAGATGATTGTTAATAATCGAATCCCACATACGTACCTGTGAGAATACATCTTCAAAATTCACCTTGTTGTCATAGGCGAGTGTCATTGCCAACTCTATGAGTCTAATCTTCTCGTTGATTTTGAAGACCAGATAGGTGTCATGGATATTGTACTCTATGAACAACTGATGATTGCGCTTATAGAGCGTATGTAGATTCTGGTATTCAGAGTAGTCCAGCTTGGATTCACCCACTTCTACGAAGGCGATATCTGACAGCTTGTAGGATTCCTGATTTGGCTGCGGGGCATACTTCTTGTATAGATCAATGTAATCTAACATCGACACGCCAACAATGTCATAGTATTGCTGGACGTTATTGTTGATACGTGCTTCTCTTTCTTTTACCTTGCCCCATGGGGAAAGTTTGTTTACAGTATCATTCATTTCCAACTTATACATTCTGTTGATAAGGTATGGAAAGTCGAAGTATTTGCAGTTCCAGCCAGAAATGATATCTGGCTTGAACTTGTACCATAGAGCCACAAACATTTCGATCAATGCTTTCTCTGTGGCACACTTTACGTATCTGATATCTGTACGTCCAGCCGGAACCACGAAGTCTCCAAGACCAAAAACAAAATAGTTCTTGTTTAGAAGAAGTGTAATAGCCGTAATAGGTTCACTGGCTTGTGCCACTTCAGGAAAGCCATTCTCTGAACCAACTTCTATATCGATGATGCCAAAGATGATCTTGGACATATCAAATTCCACCTGACCGGGGAATTCATCAGCGATGTATGAATATACGTAGTTGGTGTTGCCATAGATCTTGTACTGCTCTACGTCTTTGTGGAGTTTAACGAACTCTCTGGCATCATAGATAGAACCGAATTCTATCTTTTCAAGATGCTCACCGGCAAGATTGGCATACTGTGTGGCAGTACCCGGCTTTGCCCGTACAAACAAACTCGGCTTGTACGGGACTTTATGCTTAACTCGCTTGCCGTCTTCAATACCACGATAAAGGATATGATTACCCATCATCTGGATATTGGTGTAGAATGAACTCATTAGACCACTATACCCTAAATCGTAGGGGGTGTCAAGATTTTAAGCAACTGGTTCCGTAGACAGAACTGTTCCTTGATCATCAAACCCATCGGCTTTCTGTGTCAGTCTTTTCTTTACAACTTCCTTATGGGTG